GTACGACCTGACACAGTAGCCTTACGTTCCATCATGAGGGTGCGTAGCTTATCAAGCTCAACAATCTCTAGCATGTCGAGGGTGTTACCCTTAGCACGTTCCCAGAGCCACCGCTGGTGATCGACTACACGATCTACTGTCTCACCCCACGTCTCGAAGGTGCCATCCTCTTTAGGTCGGTTGTATGTGCGGCGTGTTACTACGTTGGCACGTGTAGAAAATTCTTGGTAGTTATTCATTTCTTGTTTGCTCCCTTACTCTTAACAAGATCAGATAAGTCTGGTGCCTTGTAGCTTGGACCCTTGAGGACTTTACCATCCTCACGTAGGATAGGCTTACCATCCTCACCAAGCTTAGACATGTTACTCTTATGCACACGGTTGAAGGCTTCGTCAATAGTCTCAGCACCATAGTATTCAAGGTACTCTCTCATTGCACGTTCAGTGCGTTGGAGTACCTTAGACACAGATGTGATCTCCTCACTGGACATGAGTGCACCAAGCACTGGTTGGGTAAGAATATCTAACCCTGTATATACATAGGTCAAGTCAGCAAGTTCTTTAAGGTGATCCGCTGTACCTGGGACCTCCTTGTAGAGTTCTTCTAACTCTTCCTCAATCAGTTTAAGCCATAGTCTTGGGTCAAGTGAACCCTTAAATGCTACAATAAATTCAGCCAGTGCCTCATGTGCACTGACTGTCTCTGGTTCCATAACATCAATGTCGTCTTGCGTTATCATTTAGTATCTCCTTCAATCTAATACCAGCCTGAATAGCCCAGAAGAAATCCTCTGCACTACCACTTACTTCACAGGCGATGATCACAGCCTCTAAGTTTAGGCCTTCACTTGCAGCGTCTAGTGTTGCTGCTATGTAGTAGTCACTGTCATCTAGAACCATATGTGACCTCTTGTGTAAACAGACTACAGTAGGTCAACATTCATACTGTTAACATCCACGTCATCAACGTCGTAGAGTACAGCCCTGAGATGATCCTCAAGATCCTCTTGGTAGAAACGTGTGTCCGATCCAAGGAAGTTCGCACCAGGATCAACTTTTAGTGTTATTGTTATTTCGAAGATCATCACTTACTCTTTGTTATCTAGTCCAGACTTCTTTGGTTTTTCTTTTAACCAATCATCTGGAACAAACTTGTCTGCGTACTTCAACCCGTGTCTTGTACACCACTCACCGTATGTAGACTTAGCACCCTTGTAAAGACGGTCTGTTGATCTCTGAAACACAAACCTAATATCTAGGTGCGGGTGTTGCTTCTGGACTTCCTTGTGCTTTCGCCTGTCACTAGAAGTAAACCTACCCTTTGTCTCAATGATGATACCATTCTCAAGAACAAAGTCTGGTGTGTACTTGCGGACCTGATGGTCTACCCACACAATCTTATACTTCTCATACTCAAACTTGGTACCCTTCTCATGTAGGTACGCAGCTAAGTCTTCTTCTAGTCCTGACCGCCAACCTGCTTGGACAGCCCTAGCTCTTCGAGAGAGAGTGGGGCGTCCCACAGTTGACCTTCGTACCGCCTTAGCCATAGTAGCCTACCATTCTCTACAATCCTATCAAAGTTTTCAGTGTAGGCTGCGTAGACTGCAAGGAATAAATCTTCCTCTGTCTCACAACCAGCGAGTATCTTCTTGGCCTTGACTGGACCGATACCATGCAGACCTATGATGTGGTCAGCGGTATCACCTGTAAGGATTTGTTCGTAGAAGAACATTAGGCCCTCAAATTCAGAGACCTCAGTCCATGTATCACGGTTAATGTTGTAGTGGTAACATGGGATCTGAAGCATGTCCTTATCGATGGATGCCACGACACAAGATGGGCCAACGTTAGTTGCTTCAATGGCAATCAAGTCATCAGCCTCCTCGTTCTCAGATACGATGGCACCATAGTTATCCTTAAGGTACCAACGTGAGTAGGCTAGGTGTCTTGGAGGGCTCTTACTACTGCGGTTCCCCTTGTATGGGTGGGACACTGCAATCTCGTTACGGAAGTTTGTTGGTCCTGTAGTATAAACCTGGTACTCCTCAATCTCAGAAGAGTAACAGGTTCGTTTGACAATCCGATCCATGATCCTGTCGAGTTTTAGTTGAGCATCAATCTCGTTGCCAGTCTCTGATGAGTAGGCAGCACGGTACGCAAGAATGTCACCATCAATGAGGACTTTACCCCTAGATGAGTTGAGAGGAGGGGTTGTTAGTAACATGTGTACCGTACTACCATTCTTTATTTAGAAAGGGATTTCATCTAGTTCAACAGCAACCTTTTTAGGTGCAGGTGTTGGAGTAGATGGTGCTGAACCACCAGTGGTGTCCTTGAAGAATGAGTTAACACCACCACCCTGTGAACCACTACCACCCTCACTGATGTAAGGCACAAGCTCTGTAACCTGTACTGCTTCCAGACGTGTACCCTTGCGGCTCTGACCAGCGTCGTAGATAGCAACCAGAACACGGACCTTACTACCATTACCAATGAGACCATCAGCCTCAGTGTTCCACATAGTACCAGTAGGACCAGCTACCTTAGGTGCACCACCAGCCCACTCGTTACGGGCAAGGTGTGGGCGAGTGGGAGCAAAGACATGCCCACGTCCCTGTGCATCAGTGCGAAACTTCTTCTGTGTTCCAGCAGCCTCAAGCTTAGCCTTGTTTGCATCGTCTAGAACAATCTGCACTGTGTACTCACCATCAGTCTCTTTAGACCAGTCTGGTTTGTCACGGTTGAACTCAAAAAGTTTAGGCCATTCAGCGATGCCTTCAACTTCTACCATTGTAGTTGCCATGTCTTTCTCCTTTTAAAGTAACTCAAAGTTATATAGATCAGATCAGTATGTGAGTCAATACCCTTAGTGGGTATCAGCCCAGTTTTTACCTACGTCGAATGTACCTGGGGTAGGGATCTTGAAACCTAGCTCCTGTCCAGTCTCAAGCAGACTGTCTGCAATCAACTGACCCATGTGAGTAGCCTCTTCCTTACTACCAGTAACCTCAACCTGATACTCGTCATGAATAAAACCAACCATCTTGAAGTTGATCCCTTCCTTACGTGCCTTCTCATGCCAACGGAGTAGAGAGTGTTTCATCAACACAGTCTCACCATTCTGCAGGATACCAGCAAGCGCCTTGTGCTTACTAGGAACAGAGACCTTACGTCCGTCGTACCCAGTGAAGTACTTCTGTTCCCATACATATGGAACCAGTTCGTTCTTTAGACTGTAGAGACCATCAATGCTACGTTCAAAACGGTCACGTGCCTCAGCAGCCCTACGTTCATTGACCCGTAGGATACTAGCAGTCTTGGCTACGCCAGCACCTAGTAACCACGAGTAGATGAACGTCTTGGCATCGTCACGTGTAGCGTGTTCAACACCAAGAGCCTTACGGTTAACGTTGTGGATGTCAGTACTATCCTCCTTCTTACCCTCCATGATAGCCTCAGCATACTCAGTAGCACCGAAGTGACGCCACAGGTAGTCAGCTAGAACACGTAACTGGATACCGTCAGCGTCAGCACCAACAAGCCAAGACCCTTCAGGCACAGACCAGCAACTACGCATGTGTACGTCGTACTGTTTCTTAACCTCATCAACAGCAGACTTAGGTGTCCCATGGAATGGGGATGCAATGTTAGCTGTGTTAGGATCACGGTGTGAGCAACGACCAGTCCACGCACCAATGTGTCCTATTGAACCGTGGATACGGCTGTCTGCCTTGACCTGAGCAATCCACTCCACAAGAGAACTACGACGACCCTCAAGAGTAAGCCACTGAGCAAGAGCCTTGGCACCCTCAGGTGCATCGTTAGGTAGGGTGGACAGGTTGTCTTCTGAGACAGTCCATCCATACCGAGACAGCCTAACATTCTTGTCGTCGTACGTAGCCTGTGTCATAGGCTCACCCTTGTCTGTAGCCTTGTCACCAACACTAAGTCTACCGAACTTCATGTGTGTCTTGGTCTTCTCAAATGGTTTCCAACCAGCATCCCACAGTACATCAATACGATCCTGTGGTGAG